GATTACCGTCGGCCGCTCAGCGCTCGCGCCCGCGGGGGCGACAACCAGGTCGGACGGCTTCCGGGTACGGCGAGCACGCTTAGCCGCTGGCTGACACTTACGGCACGTCGCGCGCTGCCTGTCACGCGAGCCCCTCGACCGGCCGACCGTCGAAGGGTTATTCGGCCCACAATTCAAACAGACTTTCTTGGCGACCAAAACCCCACCCGTGTATGAAGTCCGACCCTTGGGCGGCTGCGGTGAGTACCGCAGTGCCACGGCGTTGCGAGGTCACAGACCAACCGCGCCGATGCCGCAGCCGCCCGTTGTCACTTCGCGATCTTCGCGACCGCGAAACCCGCTCCAAGCCCGACAGCCAAAGCGACGACGACCGCGGCGAAGCTCGTGTCGCCCGCCTGTCGGCGAAACGATTCGTTTTCAGTCCGAAGCCGCTCGATCTCCGCGGCCGTCAGTACGCAACGCTTTTCGGAAAGCCAGCAGCCCCCCGACACATCGACGGCGGCACCGTCCCCGCTCGTCGTGATCTTCGCGCGCTCGACGCTGAGCACTTCCGAGCCCGCGGCCGGAAGCGCGACGAGCACGCTCAGCACGAGCACGGCGAACCTCACTCTCCGCCCCGCTTGTCGAGCTGCTCAAGCACGCGGATTGCCGCGACCTTGCCGGCGACCTGACCCGCGGCGATCTCGCCGTCCTGCTCAGCACGGGCAATCACGGGACCGCCGAAGACGAGCCGCTTGACGAGCGTGAAGCCACCGGCAGCGGTCAGCGCGACGCGAACCGCGGTCAGCAGCAGCTCGCCCGAGAACGGGGCACCCGCGGCGAGCGCGTTCGCGACAGCTCCCGCCAGCGCCACGCCGAGCACGAGCAGCGCCCCGCCCCGGTCAGTGCGGAGGAAGGGCAGGCGCGAGCCGCCGAACTTGCGCAGCAGGTACACCGCAAGCACAACGACGAGCGCGACGAGCAGCGCGTAATTGCGACTCTGCACGGCGTCGAGCAGCAGCCGCGCAAACTCTTCCATCCGCTCAGGGTCGGGCCCGAGCACGGTCAATCCGTCCATTGCCTTTGCTCCCTCTTAAAAGCCGAGCCGCGCCAATTCGGCCGCGAGTCTCGGGTTTGCAGCGCGCCAACGCGGCGAGCTGTGTTCCGTGTCGAGCCGTGCCCAAACCGCGGCCATGCCTTCGGCGGCGCTCAGCTCGCGAAGCGCGGCGAGCTGCGGGCCGCTGACGTAGCCCGGCCACTGGATGTGCGGCGCGTCGCCGAAGCTGCCGCCCCATACGAGCCCGGCCTTCACCGTCTCTTCGCCGAGCACCCGGTAGGCCGGCAGGCGCCAGTCGGGTTGAACGCCGGGCTTTGCGTCGCCGTCCCGAACGAAGTCGAAGGCGAGCCCGTAGCAATGTGCAGACAGGCCCGCGGGGGCAGCCTTGCCGCCCTTGCCCGCCAGGAAGAACCGGCGCAGCTCGGCCTGCTCTTCGACGCTTCGGAAGCCGAACGTCGCGACGTAGCTCGCTCCTCGAGCCTCACAGCGCGCGACGACCTCAAGCGCGACCGCAACGAAGGGCAGATAGACCCGATCGAGATCGACACGAGCGAAGTTCAGCGTCGGCATTAGGAGTCCCGTCCGTTTGCTTGGGTCATCCGCAGCAGCTCAAGCTCGACGGTCTGCCGGACCTGAGCGGGCAAGCTCGCGCTGTAGTCGTCGCGCCATCTACGGAGCGCTCCCAGCTCGACCGCGAGCACGTTGATTCGCTCGTCCTGGCGCGCGACCTTTTCGACGAGCGCCCGGATCTCGCCGACGACCGACTTCGCAGCCCAAGCGAAGACGCCGACGCCCGCAGTGCCGAGCAGGGAGCCGACCGCAAGCTGAACCGCCTGGACCTGATCCGCAGTCACCCTGTCACCCGGGAAGCGTGAGAAACCCACGGGGTAAATGCGTGCGCTTTCCCCCCGTGGTTCGCGTCCGTTGACGACTGGCGCTTCGCACCCGCAGGCGCTATTGCCGGAAGGTGGGGCCCCAGAGGCCCGCGCACTCGCCCGAAGGAGGTCGCACCGATGAAGCCACTACGAGCAGCAGCTCGGGCAGCCGCGTTGCTCGCCGCGCTCGCTGTTTGGAGCTGTAGCGACGACGAGCCCGAACCAACGCCGACGCCCGACGCGGGAGCCCCGGACGCGGGCAGGCCCGACGCCGGACAGCCAGGGGGGACAGTCGTCAACGCCCCCGACAATCAGGCGCAGCGCTACGTCTCGACCGACCCGCGACACACGGCGACTTGGACCTTTGAGCTTCGAAACCAGGTCGCGATCCCCTCGGGTGTTCGCGAGGTCTACGTCGAAGTTCGCGCGTGCCGGCACGATTACGAACCACCGGGCGCGATCCGCCTCCGAACGCCTGAGTCGACAAGTTGGCGCGAGCTGAACGTCGACACGCCGCTTTGCGACCGCGTCGGCATCCCTTCCGCTCAGGTCTGGCTTCCCGTCAGCGAGCCCCCGAAGCTCGTCGTCGAAGCCGTGCGCCCGGGAGTGGGGCAAGACTCCTACGTTCTGACGACGGTCAAGGTTCTCGGATGGCGCACCCCGTAGCACCAACCCGGCCCCCGAGCCTGTTCGCTAGCGCGGCGGAACCGACCGGCAGCACAACCTTTTCGGGCCGGACGCCGCGTGCTTAGATCCACTCTGTACGACCTGGAGACTTGAATGTCGAAGAAGTCCGCTGTCCTAGAATTGCAGGAAATGGCGCGTTCCGACCGAACTAGCGTTATGGAACTCCTACGGTACGCCAAAACCGTTGCCTCAAAGCTACGTCTCGACGACTTTGAAGCGTGGATCACTCACGAGAAAGACGGATATCCAGACCCCCGCGAAGTACCTCGCTATCGCCAGATTCCAACCCAGTTGATGGCGAAGGAGGGAGGGGGATACAGCCCGGTTCCCTGGAGAGATCAAATTTATGCAAAATACTTCTCCGAGACCCCCCTCGCGCATCCCATAAACGAGATCCAGCGTTTGATCGAGAAGGTTAAAGACTCGCGCCTAGACGGCTCTTTGATCCCCGAAGAGTGGGCAATGTTGGAGGCAGACTTCCCGGGTATCAGGCGCTACAACTTAGTGCGGCGCATGTCGACAGCGAGCATCGCCGCAATCTTGGATGCAGTGCGAGACAGGATCCACGATTGGACGCTAGAGCTTGAGAAACAAGGTGTCCTTGGAGAAGGAATGACGTTCACTAAGGAAGAGCAACAGATCGCCTCGTCAGTCACAATCAACAACTTTGGCAACCTCATTCACGGCAATCACGGAAGTATTGCGCACGCCGAAAACTCACCGGGTGCCAACGTGACCGCAGCTACGGGGGCGGCTCAGATCCATCAGCGCATCAGAATGTTCATTGACCTCGCTGAGAAGCGCGATCAAGACCTCTCGAAGGCGCTCAAGCAAGTCGCGGATGCCATCAACACAAGCCGCGATCTCACAGAGGAAAAGAAGAGCGACGCGAACGAGCAGCTCGCCTACGTAGCGGAGCAGTGCTCGCTCCCCGCCGATCGTCGACCGCCCCCGACCGTGCTCAAACCCGTCCTCAAGGGCCTACGCGAGACTCTCGGTTTCAGCGCCGACGTGTTGCAGGTCTGGCCTATCGCCGGCCCTGTTATCTGTGCGGCACTTGGAATCGTGTTGTAGCGGGCACACATCCTCGGACTCCGTCATGGAAATATCTCCTGCGATTATCGCTCTATTCTCGGCGCTCGGAGCATCCGTTGGCACTTTTGTCACTCAGCGACTCTTGGAAGTGTTTAAGCAGAGAGACGCATTGCGCATCGAATCACAGAGAGCGCGAATCCAGGCACTCACGAGGGTCTTTGCGGCGATTTATGAATTCAGAGACCGCCTCAACGACTTTGAATCGGCATCCGCAGCAAAAAATCCCAAGGCACCTCAACTTCTAGAGGAGACAAGAAAGCTCTTTCGAACAATGTCCGAGACGGTCGCGCGCGAACGATTTCCGCTTGGAGAACGCATTCACCAGCAAGCCCGCCACTATGTGACAACAGAGTATTGGCACATTGAGGCAGCTACGAGCACCGATGTACAACGTAGGCTGCAACGAGAAGACTTGTATGACAAGGGATGGAAACAGCTCAATGGTCTGCACCAACTGGCTATGGCAGTAGACCCCTTGAAAGAACCTAGCCGCTTTGAAGCGGAGTTTATTCACGAAGAATATCCGCCACGGCCGCACAACAAGAGTGACACTTAGAGCCTGTCTCACTCCATGTTTTCAAGCGCGTCTTCGTCGCTGAGCGCCGCGAGCACGTAGGTCTTGAAGCTCTCCCAATCCGTCGCCCGCTTCCTCGCGATCGCCGTCCTCACCCACATTTCGGCGATGCCCGCGGCGACGTTCAGGCGGTAGTTACGACCCGCGGCGACGCGAGCCGACTCAAGCCCCGAAGAGACCGCCGTGACGAAGTCGGCCTGCGTGCCCGTCGGGTTCGCCTTGAGCCACTGGAGCCCGGCCGTTGCGCCTGCCGATCTCTCGCTCTTCGCGGCGCGGTCAGTCGGCGTGAACATTCCCCAGCCGTCGAGAATGCCAATCGCGCCTCCCTCTTCCAGCTCGCGAAGCTCGGCTTCGGCCTGCTCGCGCTGAATCTGTGTGTCCTGATTGATGCGCGCGAAGAACCTCGACGCGGCAGCCGAAGCGGCAAGCTCGCCCCGAATCTTCGCGAGCTTCACCCGAAGGTCGCGCTTTTTCGATTCGGCGGCGTTCAGGTCGTGAATCTGCTCGGGTGTCAAAGGCATCTAGGGAACTCCTATTCACGAGGTTTGAGGTTGTGGGCGAGCAGCCCCTTGACGACGAAGGTCTTCGCGAAGCGAACGGTCAGCTTCACCACGTCGCCGAAGTCGTGCGGCACGACGCGGGACACCCTGCCGGGCGCGAAGCCGTCGAGTGTTGCGCCACGATTCAGCCGGTCGGTGCGAACCCATCCGCGTTCCCGGGTACGCCAGCGGTGATCGGGAGTGACGACGATCACGCGGCCGTCTTCGGTGACGAGCTTGAAGCGCGCCGCCTTGTGACGTGAAGCGCTCGTGACCTCGAAAGCCCCGCCCTCGCTCCCGTGCTCGTGCATCGTCAGCACACGCATTCCGGGCCGCACCATTTCGGCCGGCAGCTCGGTGCCATCCTCCAAGAGAACCGATTCCCAAGGGGCGACGCAGGTGCCTATGTCTTCGTCGCCGCCCGTGCTGCCCCCGCTCGGTGCGCCCCCGGGGCCGCTCGCAAGGCGCTGCATGTCGGCGTTGTATGAGCCGACGGGATAGAACCACCGTTGAGCACTGGCGCCGTGTGCGTTGTGCAGCGAAACCAACAGGTAAAGGAAACGGCTGCTGTTGGTATTGTCGTAGAGGCGGTTAAACCTGTCACCGAAGACGAAATGAACGTTCGTCGCGACTTCGTTGACGTTGTTCCCGTCCCACCACGGGTCTTGATACTTGCGGTCACTGATTGCGAAGTCGGCATTATAGAGCCACGTCGGCGAAGACGAGTGGCCCCAAGACCAATAGAAAGAGACCCGGAGGAAACGAAGCGCGTCGAGATTGTCGTCCACGCTCTGCGGCTGCACGAGAACACGATAGTTCGCCCACGTAAACCACCCAGCGCCGCCAGCAGCCCCGGCAATCGAAAACCCCTCCGTGACTTGGATTCGCACGCGGTCGATATTCGGAACGCCGTTGTTATTGTTGCCTCGGTAGTAAACGCGCTGACCCGTGTCGACAAGCGCCTGCACGGAACGGAAAAAAGCGTCGCTCAGGTAGTAACCGCCGACGCGAACATTATTCGAAGCCACCTTGAGCGCGGTTCCGACGTTGTCGAGCTTCGCGCCCGCGGTCGGAACGCCGTTGGCATCCTCCGCATAGTTTGACGTCTTCAATGTGTTCGCGGCGATAAGGTCAAACGTGACCATCTTCCGAAGCGAGACCGCATCCCAATAAACATACTTTCCGCCGTCGCCTGCCCCCTCCTGAATCTCCCAATAGAGCTGAACGCCAGTGCAACCGGCCGGACAAGTGCCGGTGACAGAGACCCGCTTGTATGTCGTCGTGACGGGCCCGACGCCGGTTGCCGTGTTCACTGTGTAGTTACCGTTCGCGTCCTCCCACAAGAGATAGAGATTGCCCGTCCACCCGGCGAGATTCGACGAAGCCTTCACCCAACCTTCGGCGTAAAACTGGTCTCCAGGCGAGCACTTGATCCGGCCACCCGGAGCGGGCGAACCGAAGCCACCCGTCCAATTAATACCGGCCCAACCGTTAGCGGGCGGGATCTGGACACGTCGCACCCAACGCCCTTCCCGCGCGTTCTGAGGATCCTCGAAGAGTGAAGCACCGTCAGGAAACTTCCCCACGGCGCTTAGCCCCGCTTCGTTGTAGCCGTTAGGAATCAGGTTGTCGGTAGGCGGGTAAAGCAAGTGCTGATAACCGACCGCCGAGTCGCCGAGCGACGCCCCCGCGAGCTTACTCGGGACGACAGACTGCTGCGGCGACGCATTGCCCCGGTTGCCGTAACGGTCACGGGGCACGACGCGCACGTAATAGGTCGTACCCGGCACGAGGTCGGACACGTCAAACGCGGTCGTGTCGAAGGTCCCGCGCAGGGTCGAGCTGCTCGGGGTGAACCCGTTGACCGTCGAGACGTGCAACTCGTAAGCAGTCGCGGCCGGGCCGCCCTTTGCCGGCGTCAGCTTCACGGCGAGCCCGTTCACGATTGCCGACGCCGTCACGTTCAACGGGTCAAGCGGGGGCGACGTGTGCCGCGGCTCAGCAAGCCCGGGGCGCGCGTCCATCTCAAGCCACATTGACACGCCATAGGAAGGCTTCCCGCGCGTCGTCATCGTCGTCAGCGCGTCGCCTTCCGAAGAGAACGTGTGCCGATACGAGACGACGGCAAGGTTCTGATCGGCGGAGTAGTGAACGCCGTTCGCGCGGAATTGGCAGAGGTCGCCGAGCTGCACGGGCAGGAAGAAATCAAGCTCGATTTCCTGCTCGGCGAGTGGATCCTTCAAATCAGACAGCGCGGCTTCGGCCATCTTCCGCGCTTCGGCCTCGCGGTCAATGTTGGATGAAGCCCCTTCCGCAATCTGCATGAAGCGCAGCCGGTATTGCGCCTTGCTGGCGGCATCCTCGACGACAAGACTCTTTCGCTTCGGCTGCCCCGAAACATCCAAGTCGCCGTAGTCCGAATAGACGACCTCGATCTTGTTTCTTACGTCAGCGCGATTGATTACGAGTTTCTTGACATCGCGATAGTCATTCGCGCCGAACGTCCAGGCGAGCTGCGGATTTGTGCGTGTCGGTTCCCGGAAGGTCAGGGCGAACGACTGAGTCGTCTCTCGCCACGAATAGCGAAGCTCCCACCCAATCTGTTGAGCAAGGTCGCGAAGCGCGTCGAGCACACTCGCCTTTTTCTGAGCGAACGCGCGAAGCCGCCAGCCGGGCGACGCCGGCACATACAGAACGATTCCGGTCGCGTTGTCGTCCAGAATCTTTTGCATTACGACTTCAACGTCGATGCCGTTCGTGTCCTCCCCATAGGGGCGCTCGACCTCGATAAATGCGTCTTGCAGGCGCCCCCCCAGGTCCCGCCCGCGGAAGACGAGCTGCTCGTCGGCAAAGTCGACCTCGTCGATATCGCCGTGGAAGATCACGCGCCAGCTCGCCGAGTCGGCCGCCATCCCGACAGGGGACACGGCGGCTTCGACGCGAAGCTCACGACCGGGCGCGACGAGCTGCCCGCCGAGCGTGTTCAGCTTGGAGTCAGCGCGAAGGGGCGACACGCTGAACAGGTCGATCTGTCGCTTGAGCGTGACGGTCGCCTGCGCGACAGGCTGATCGACTGATTCGTCGACCTCGACCGCGTCGAGAAAGTCGCGACTTTCCAAAAGGCAGACGTTGCGCCAGGTGCCCCCGCCGTCGAGCACGGAGACGCGAACGTGTGAGGCGTGCCCCGCAGCATTCGTCAGGGCCGCAGTATCCAGGGCGGACAGGTTGCGCATTGATGTGTCACCGGGGAACTTGAGAGACGCACCGGGTAAATGGGTGCGGATTCCCTCGGTGGTTCAGCTCGACCGGCGACCGCTGCCCCCTCGGCTAGACCTCGCGAAGAATGAAGTCGAAGCGCTCGCCGACGACGCGCGTCCCGCCCTGCACAAACTCGCCGAATTCACCATCTTTCACTTCGCCGAGCACCTTCACTTCCGAGCCCGTGAAGCTGCCCCCGGCGGTCAGAAATGGGAGCGCGCTCCAAGCGCGGGCGGCGTGCCATGCGTAGGCTTCGGCGATCCAGGCGTCCGGCATGAGGAAGGGCAACCCGACCGCGTCGTCGAAGTCCGTCAGGCTTGTCGAGCCGGCGAGCGTCAGACTTCCACCGCTGACCGACATCCCGCCTTGAAGCGCTGACGCCGCGCCCTGCGTGAACCGGCTTCCATCGCTCCGGTTGATGAAATGGCGCCAACCTGCGACCGTCGCATCGTACCTGTGATGAAGCGTCGTCCAGGTCGAGCCGAGCTGCATTGCCCACGTCCCCAACCCGGTCGCCGTGAAGCGGATCCCGCCGTTGAACTTCGCGCCCGAGTAGAGCGTTCCGGCCCCGCTGCCCTGCCCGAGCCCGCGGCTTGAGTAGGTGTCAGCGTCGAAGGCGAGCGCGTGACCGTCCCCCGAAATGAAGCGGCGAAACGCGAGCGCGTCGGCGGTCGACAGCGGGCCCGTGCGCAGCTCCCACTCCTGGCGGACAGCTCGGCGCCCGAGTCGATAAGCGCCCCCGAAAGAGCGTGAGTCCGTGCCGATACTGACCTGCCGCCGACGCCCCTCGACGACAGGCACCGTGATCCCGTTCAGCGTCAGAAATGGCATTTCAATATCTCCCGGGCAGGTGCTCACCCGTCCCGCGACGCCGTCCCGCGTTGCGCTTGATTTCGATGTAAAGGTGACGCGCGGTTTCCTCGGGGTCGTCGGCCGCTTCGACCGTGATCTGACCGATGTTCACGCTTCCGCCAGTCGTCGGAGCCGCGGGGCTCGGAGCGATCGGGCTCGTGCCGACAGGCGTTCCCGGCGACCCGTTAACGGGGTCCTGAGCGTTGAAACGTGCAAGCGCGACCTTGAAGCCACTCGGCACGTTCGTAAGCGCTTCGGTTGCCTTTTTGGTCGCGTCCGCGTTCTGCCACGTCGCCACGCTCGCGGCAGCATTAGCCGCGGCGGCGTCGTAGCTCGTGTTTCTCAGGGTGTTCAACGCGCCGTCAACCTGTTCCATCGGCACTTTCATTTTGTCCAAGCCATCAGCCATCTTCCCGAAGGCGCCGCCGACGAGCGGAAGCTTCGACAAGGTGCGGAACACGCCAGCGATAAAACTGATAATGGCATTCCAAACTGTCCCCACGCCCTTGATGACGTAGAGAATGCCCATTGCGACGTACTTAACGACCGTGAAAAACCCCTTCATAATCGGCCCGGCGAGCAGGCTCAGCGGGTTCAGCATGGCCATAAGGATTTGGCCAAGGATTGTGATGACAGGCGCGAGCCCCTGAAAGAGCGTCGCGAGCAGCTCAAGAATCGGCGCGAGCTGCTGAATGGGAGAAAGCACCATTCCCAGCACGGGCACGAGCGCTTCCAGAATGGGGGCGATCATGTTGAACGTCGACGCGAGCAAGGGCAGCGTCGGCGCAAGCACCCGGCCGATCGTGTCGGCGAGAAGCTGGATGAAGTTGTTTGTCATCTGAATCATTGCCGCGAACGTCTGAGACTGCGAAAGCAGCTCAGCCACAACGGCAATGATTCCGCCCCAAATACCGCCCGCGGACATTCCCTCCTGAAAGCGCTGAATCAGCTCGGAGATACGGCCGAACGCCTGAGTAAAGCGGCTCTGCAAGGCGCGCTTCGCTTCGTCAGCAGCTCGCGCCAGTGCGTCGGCAAGCTCTTTGGCTTTCTTCCGGGCGACTTCTTCCAGAATCTTCGCCGCGTTGCCGACGGTGGACTGATACCGGCTCGGATCGAACTTGAGGATCTCGGGGCGACCGACCTCGATCTCGGGGTCCTGGGAGGGCTTACGCAGCTTCCCGCGAGCCCCGCCGAGCATGTCGTCGAAGACGCCGCCGAACTTCTCACGCAGGAACGCCGCGGCGTCGCCGCCGAGCATTTTCACGCCGTCGAAGGCGTAGCCGGCCCCGTAGGTGACGCCTTCCCAAACAGTCGAAATCCCGTCCTTCAACGTGCCGACGGTTCCTTCGACGAGTCCCTTCAAGCCGCCGAGAACCGCGTCGCCCGTCAAGTCCTTCAAGCCGTCGAGTGTGTTCGCGATCCCGTCAAGGCTGAGCGCCCGCGCAAGGGGGGCCGCCATACGAGCAAGGCTTCGCACGACAAACGCGAACGTGTCGAGCTGTCCCCGCGCCCACACACCGACGACCGCGGCGAGCCCGGCGAAGACGTCTTGAAAGAACTTGGCAGCTCGCCCGGCGACATCCGTGACGCTCTTCCAGACCGACACGAACGCTTCGCGCATTCCCGTGCTGCTGTCGTGCCACGCCTTATAGAGCGTGCCCGCGAGCATCACGACGCCGGCAATCGCGAGCGCGACAGCCGCGAGCGGCGCACCGACGACGAGCATACGGGCCGCGGCATTGCGGAAAGCGCTCGTGAATTTGCCGTCGACGACCTCTGCCCCGTTGCCGATTTTCTGGAGCCCGGAGGCAATCACGGTCGAGTTTGCCCCGACCGTTTCAGAGAACCGGATAACCGACCGGCCACCGGCACTAAGCGCGGGCACAACGAAGGCGTTGAACGTCTCGGCGAATTGCTTGACGGTGCCGGCGACCATTCCGACCGCCCCGCCCGCGAGCCCTGCCGCCGAGCCCCAAAGCAGGAAGCTGCCGATCCCCTCCTTCACGGACGGGTCGAGACGCTGAAACCATCCGAGCGCGTGCTCAAGCGCGTCGGACAACCGTTCAAGGTGGGGAAGAACGGCGTCGCCGATGGCAGCGCCGACGTTCGTAAACACGAGCTTGATTCTATCCATCCGCTCAGTGACGGATGAATCAAAGGCAGCCGCTGCGCTCAGGGCACCGTAGAGCCCCGCGCTGACGACGGCACCGATCTCGCCAATCTTCGATCCAAACTGCTCGATCTTGTCGGCGGTCTCGGCGACATCGGCGACGATCCTGCGCATTGATTTGGTGAACTCGCCGACGGCGGCGGTCACAACGACATAAACGTCGCCTACTTTGAGACCGCCGCCAGCCATTGCAGATCACCTCTTGCGCAAGCGCCGGGTCGATTTCTGACTCGACGAAGCCAAACCGGAATCGGACGGATTGGCGGACCTCTTTTCAAGCTCGTCGGCTTCCTTCCGCGCGTAAGCGACAAGCCCGATCACGTCTTCGTAAGCCATTGCCCGAACGGCGTCGGGCGGTAGCTTGAGCAGCGACGCGACCCCGTAGAGCAAGTTTGCTTCGGGATCGCTGTCTATTTTCCCCGCATCTTCTCTTCGCTGACGTTGAAGACGTCCGTCAGGTCAGTCGCGAGATCCTCCAGCCAGGACTCGTCGAGCAGCTCGTCGACATCGTTCGCCGAGAACATCGGCCGGCCCGTCTCGGGGTCGTGAATCACAGCCACCGCGATCCGCGCGAGCATCCGCGCACCGGCACGGTCGCCGGTCGGTTCGTTCTTTTCGTTCATCTCGCCCGCGGCGCGCGCCTGCTCGATCAGCCGAAGGCGGTCGCCCATCGTCGGCTTGATGACCTGCACGTTTACGCCGTCGATCTCGACCGTCTTGACGACGCGACGATTCTTCGCAAGCAGCTTGTGCTTGTTTGACATTCGTTCGGTGACTCGCTCGGCATGGGTGCTGCTACTCGCTAGGGGCTGCCGTAACCCCACGCGACGAATTCGCCGTCAGCCGCCCGGAAGGCGTGGCCGACAAACTTGACCGTGTGCTCGTAGAGCGCGCCCGGCGTGACCTTGTGAGACAGCTCGGGCACCTTGACCCACGCCCGGAACACGTCGGGGCCGCTGCCCTTGCCGGCTTCGATCAGCAGCGGCGAGCCGCTCGCGACAAGCGCGTCGAGACTCACCACGCCCGTCCCGCCGTCCAGGTCCGAAGCTGTCAGCGAAAGCCCCGACAGCTCGCCGGAGAAGTCGCGCAGCGTGACAGCTCGGCGCTTGTACCCGTCGCCGAAGACTTGCAGCTCGACGACATCGTTCGCGATCGACAGCGAGATCGACCGCACGAGCGCCAAGGCGAACACTTGCAGGGCAGACCCCGACACGCGCACGAGCGCACTCGGGCCGGGATTGTTCAGAAGCTTGACCGTTCCGAAGAGCGGGTCGACGACTGCCTGCGCGGGCTGAAATGCGGCGTCGGATGAATCACCGTTGGGTGAAACCTCGACGGTTGGAATCACGCTAGGGTCGAGCAGGCGAAGCGTCACGGCGTTGAGCTTAAAGAGCGTGCTCGACACACGTCCCGCGGCAGCATCGGTGAATGCGAACGGGCTGCCTGCAACGGATAGCGACCCGGCGCGTGCGGAAATGCTGGGCATGAATTCCTCGCGTCAGACCGCCGTCGGGGCGCCGTTGCCGAGCAGCTTGCAAGAGAACTCGACGACGCCGCCCGGCGTCAGCTTTTCGTCGTAGGAGTTGACGACCATCGGGATCCGCTTGCCCTTGCTGCCGGCCGCGGCTGCCGGGTCGAAGATGAACGTCACATAGACGGTGCCGCCCGTGTCGCGAGCGTTGCGCAGGACACCCTGCGGCGCGTCCCCCTGCATGAAATGGCCGGACAGGTCCGCGCTTGTATCCTTGAGCGTCTGAACGCGCGACTTGTAGCCCGAGCCGCCGAGGTAGTTCGTCTCGACGAAGTCGCCCGACTCGCTCAGCGAAGCGTCGGTCAGCCCGTCGATCCGGTCGGCGGCGAGCGCGGCGGTCGCGTCGGCGCGCACGGAAACGCTGTCAAGGTGAGCTGCGACAGGGGCGGGCATTCGTGTGTCTCCTAGCGACTCGGAAAGAGCCGCGACAGCGTTGCAAGGATTTGAGCCGCGACAGCCTTTCGAAACTTCGCGCGCCATTTCCGGGCCGGCTTGCGCAGGAAATGAACCGGCTTGTCGAAGCGCTGAGCGCCCCAATGAAAGCCTTCGTGGATGGCGCCTGCGGCTTCGTGCTCGTAGCCAGCCGTAGAGCTGACGCTCTTCTTCTCTCCGTTGACGACCGGCCCGTCGACAAAGCCTGTCGTGCTCAGCGGCGGCTTTCCGTCTGTGTCACTCTCGCCAACCGGGACAAGCAACCGGCTTGCTTGAAGCGTCGTCGACGCCTGTTCCCGCGTCAGCGGGGCGAGGTCGTCGAGCACTTCCCCTTCGACCTTCCGCAGCCGGTCGAGCAGCCTGAAATCGAGCGCGACCTTTAGCGGCATCCCTCCCGGTAAATGAGTGCGCTTTCCGCGTGTGGCTCACATGCCCGCGGCTGTCAGGCGGGCTTCGAGTTCCGCCACCCGCGCGAGCAGCTCGGCGACGAGCGCCCCGACATCGGACGCGCCGAGCAAAAGCTTCCCGCCGACGCGCAGGTCGCCCGCGACTTCCCTGTCGCCCGTGGGAGCTAGTTCAAGCGGCGTCCCTAGGGTGCCCGGGTCGACGAACTCGGCGCTTACCGTGAAGCTCCACCAGTGCCGATCGCTCCCATCGGTGCCGAAGTAGTTCGGGCTTCCTTCCTCGACCTGAATCAGCGTGTAGGGCGCGGCGCTCGCCAAGTGCAGCGCGTCGAGCGCGCCGAGCGCGAGCAGGTGCCCAGCCTGGAAGCTCTCGCGAGCCGAGCGCACCCTGGCCTGACAGGTGATCGCCCGGTAGGTCTTCCGGCCCGCTCCGACGTAGCTCACCGGGGAGTCGCCGCCCGTTTGCAGGACGAAGCACGACACGTCAGGAACGGTCGCGTCGTCGTCCTCAATCACGGGCCCGAGAAAGAGGTTCGTCCCGACGCTCAGCCCGAGCCCGGAAGCGGCGAGGATGGTCGCGAGGTCCGCTGCGGTGTCGCGTGCCATCAGAAGAAGACCTTTCGAAAGCGCACGACCCCGGTCCCATCCGCGTGCTCGTCGACGGCGGCAGGGCGGCGAGCGCGGTTGAAGTCGGCGGTGTCGTCGCCCGGGAACCAAACCCGGTGACGCAGGGTGATGGGGGCGGCGGTGTAGACGACGAACGACGCGACGAACTCGGCCCCGCTCGCGTCGCGAATCAGCTTTCGGGCCGGCTGAACGCGAGCAGCGGCAACCGTGACCGGGCCGAGCGTCGGCTTCCCCCAGGCGTCCCGCCCGGTGACTTCGGCGAAGCTCACGAGCTGCCGGAACAGCGCTGCGGGCCCTCCCATCAGCTCACCCGCCGAAGCACGTAGGGAGCGAGCAGCAGCTCGGCGCGGGCGCTCGCGAGGCGCTGACCTGCCGCGCGCTCGCGGTAGCTCACGGACCAATCCCCGAGGCTCTCGGCGGACACGTAGGCGTCACGCCCCCGGCCACGGTAGAGCGCGCACGCTTCCAGGATCGCCGCCTCTTCGATGTCGGCCGGCAGTGTGGCCGGGCCCGTCGACGGGTCGACCGCAACCTGCCCGGGGGTGACGAAGCCGCCCGTGTACGTCACGGCGAGCGCGTCGGGGCTCCCCTGCCGCAGGTCAACGGTCGTCGTCACGAGACCACCGACACGGGCGGTGTCCGGCCACGAATCCTCGAGCCTGTAGACGAGACCGCCGTCTGCCAGGTCGCCGGCAATCGTGTAGCGGGAGGGGGCGAGCAGCTCGCCACGCTCGACGACGCTGACAATCGCGACGAGCGGCGGGCGCTCTAGCAACAGGAACGGCCGTCCGTAGCTCGCGGGATACTCAGTGACGGTCGCGCGCTCGAACGCCCGGCCGCACAGTCGAGCGATTGCCCGGCTGGCCGCGCTGACGCAACGCTCGACGCTCGGGTCGACAGGCACGTTCAGGTCGGCGGCAACAGTCGCCGCAAGGCAGAGGTCGGTCGGGGAGGGCACGGGAAGGGGCTCAGGAGGGCTCAGGAACGCCCAAGAGGGGCGCGGGCCGGTGCCGGGCTCAGGGGCTCAGCACCGGCCTGCTAGGGGGTCAGCAGCTCGGCCCGGCTAGATGGCCGGGATCTCGTCGGGGCCGCACAGAACGATCGTGCTGCTCGCGCCGATGGTCGGGCCGCTGCCACCCGTGAAGCCGACGGTCTCGACGACACGCAGGTAGCGCTTCGCGGCGGGCAGTCGCACGTTCACGCGGGCGATCCCGTTCACGGCGGTCAGCGGCTCGATCGCGGCGTCGGCGATGTCTGCCCAGCCGGTCGCACCGTCGGCGCTCTCCTGGAGCTTCGCGGCGAGCGTCAGGGTCGTCGGAGTGCCGGAAGCCGCGCCGGTCTGAGCGGCGAGCACGCACGAATCGAAGCCGAGCCGGTCGACGGCGGCACTGTTGCGGGTGCCGGCCGCGACAGCGGCGGGCGCGGTGCCCGAGCGGGGGGCGACGAGCACGCCCGCGTCGATCTCGCGCAGGGCGACGGAGAGCGGCTTCTCCTGCACGTGGGTCTCGACCAGCGGACCGACGTACTCGAGCAGGCCCTCGCCGAGCTGCGAGTAGTAGGCGTTG